TGGGAGTGGGAGGACCCGCCTGCGGCGTTCTCCCCCACCCCCGTAGGGGGTGGTTTCACCCCCCAAACTGGAAACATGACCCAACACATTGTTCTGGAACGTGATTTCCAGTCTGGAGGGGTCAGGAACGGTGGATCCAGCCGAAACTGATTGCAGCGTAACCGTTGTGGTATCAGCGCAATCCTGCAGGGGCAGTTTCGGAAGCGCGCCCAAACTGGTCACAACTGGCCCCTGCGTGGTCCTGCGTGAGGATGGCGAGGCAGTTTCGGCAAACCCGCCAATCTGGTTCAAACTGGCCTGTGCGCAGTTGCACGCAAAGCGATCTGCAAGGGAGATCATGGCCGGTCCCCCTCCGGATAGACCCAGACATGCGGGTTCTCGACCTCCAGAAGCGCGCCGGTCTGCGGCGACTTGTAGTGGGTGGGCAGCACCGCGACGCGAGGGGGCGTGACCTCGCCGGTCTCCGGATCGACCTCCTCGCCGTCCATGGGCATGACCATCCCCTCGACGCAGAGGTAGCCGAAGCGTGACCGTGATGGCCCGAGCCCGTAGGGGCCGCCGTCGCGGACGAACTTGATGCCACCCTTGGTGGCCTGCACCGCGATCCGGTCGCGGATCGTATCCTTGCCGCCAAGACCGGCCGCGTTCTCGAAGGCCTCGGCAAACTGGTTGGTGGTGTAGAGCCGCCCCTGTGCCGCCTCGTCGAGCAGAATGGACAGGATCACCTCCTGCTTGCGCATGCGCTCGGCATCGTATTTCGCGCCCACCTCGGCGCGGACCAGCCGTTCGTTCATCGGGTTGATCTCGACCCATTGGCCGCGCACTTTGTCGATCAGCTTTGACGGCAGTGCCGGGCCGTTGCGCAGTTCGATCTCCAGCTTGCGCTCGGACGCATCCTCGTCGGGGCGATGCAGGATCAGCCCCGAGGTGTAGAAACCACGCAGCGCACTTGCCCCGGACAGCGCCAGAAACGGATCATCCTTCACCTGCAGCTTGCTGAGTTTCTTGGTGTGGTGTGCCAGGATCACGCCGCAGTCGGGATTGACGTAGTCGCGCAGCACCTCGACCCGGTCCTTAAGGAAGAACATCATTGCGGTGTTGTCGTTTTCGCCGCCGCCATCCGGTCCGCCGTCGAAGAGGTTACGGATCGGGTCGATGCAGATGATGTCGACCGGGGCATCCGGGAACGCGGCCTGGATGGCGCGTGCCACACGCACACTGCCGTCATTGTCGAGGAGCATCTTTAGTTTGGGCGTGGCCACGAAAGTATCGCGCGCAGCCGCGATGACGGAGGGCGGCAGCGCGATCTGCTTCATCCGCTCGCGCAGATAGTGGTACTGGATTTCAGCCTGCAGGTAGAACACCCGCAGCGGGCGTGGCGGGGTGAAGCCGAGAAACGGCACCCCGGCGGCCATGTGCACGAGCCAGCTGATCAGGAGATCGCTCTTGCCGACCTTGGGGGCACCACCCAGCACCAGCAGGCCACCCGGCGTGAGCACGCGCGGCGCGATGATGTCCTCGGGCATCGGGCTGTCGTCATCCAGAAGCGCGCCAAAAGTGAAGGCGGGCATCTCGTCTGGCGCGGGGGCGGCGCTGTCGAGCCGGATCAGGGGTGGCCCGTATTTCTGGACATGCAGATCCCAGAGGTGTTCGGACTCGCGTTGCAGGCGTTCGACCGGCCAAGCGGGCCGCAACATGGCGGCGTTGTAGCCGCAGATGCCTTCCCAACCTTCGTCCTTGGACATCCGGCCCTCATGGACCATGCGGATGAAATGCCCGATCGCCGCACTGGCACCCTCGAAGCGCGACCAGTCATCCTGCGCGCCCTCGCGCACCGGCGTGGTCAGCACCTCGCGCATGGCGGGCTTGTCCGGGTGGCTGAAATCGGGCTGCAGGGAGATGCCGGGCGCGGGCGGCATGTCGGCAACCGCCTCGATGAACTCGCCCAGATCGCGTTCCAGCGTCGGGTTCAGCGCCACGATGCGGACCTGCGTTTTCAATCCGTTCTTGTAATAGACCGAGCCTGCCACCCGGATCGGCTGATGGGCCGAGCGGAAATGCATGTCGCCACCGGCCTTGGCAGCAATGTCGCCCCGCAGGAGGCACACACGCCGAATATCATCGCCTTCTGCGGGCTCGCTGAGCTTCCACCACACATGACACTTGCGCTGACCCTCGGGCGTGACGCCGCCGCTTTCCACGACCATGGTGGGCTGGCCGAGGTGCCGCTCCAGATGGGCACGTTTCGTGGCGATGTCGCCGCTGTCGATATCCACCACAACGGCCTGCATCTGCAGGACCTCTGCGGCCTTGGCCTGACCAGCGGCCGCGACCGTACCGGGAATCACATAAACGGCCGCCCCCCCACGAGAGGCCCATGCGGCGAAGGTCGCCATCTTTTCCGGCGTCTCGGAATTTGCCTCGATCCAGATGTTATGCGGGCGACCGTCGATGCCCTGCCCCTTGTCGATGAAACTGCGGACCGGGATCAGCCCGTCGCAATAGCTGAAGACGACCTGCATGAACTGTGCGATTTGCGCGGGGTCGGGCTCATCGCCGAACGGGTCGATCTGCGGGGCGGCGTCGTTGAAATCCCGCCACGCACTGAACTGGATGACGTTGTCATCGCTCATCCGGTCAGCCCCCAACACCGCTCGGCGTGCGAGCAGAACCGGCATTCGAAGAAGTCGCGGCTGGCGGCGATGCGCGGCAACAGATCGCCTGCATCGGTGGCCTGAAGGATCCGCACCGCGCGGTCGGACATGCGCTGCGCAAGGGCAGCATCGAACGGCACCAACTCGTGATGCAGTTCGGCCGTATCCTTGTTGATCGCGGTGAACAAAGCGGGCGCGGCCGAGATGCCCGGTACGGTCGCTTCCATGTAGGCTTGGTAGATCGCGATCTGGGCGGCATAGACGGGCTTGGAGACCGTGACCCCGTCCTTGACGCAAGCGCGCCAGTTCTTGGCGTTCATCGTCTTGCACTCCCAGAGCGCCGGGGTGTGCAGACCGAGTGCTGCCGGAGCGTTGGCAATGATCCCGTCGACATGGCCACGAATGCGGCCACCGGCGACGGAAAAGCCGAACTGCTCGCCATCGGGGCGATTGCCCTTTCGAGTGTAGAGGTCGATCCCGGCCGCACGCAGCCAGCGGATCGCCAGATCCTCGAGCTGGTGGCCGATTTCGAAGATCCGCAGCGTCTGGCCGCCGAAATCCGCGCCCTCGTCCTTTGAAGCGCCCGCGAATTCGAACTGCAAGGCGCGCTCGCAGGCATGCCCCAGCCGGGACGCGCCGAGATAGGTCCGGGGCGGCGTCGCCTCGCGCTCGGCGATGAGTGCTGCGTCGACCAATGTGTTGATCCGGTCGGCCATGGAGGGGCGCGGGTTGAAATCCAGTGTCAAAACGGCACCTCCGATGTTGCGGCGATGCGCGACATCTCGGCCCCGTAGCCTTCCAGCACCTCCTCGATCAGCGCCGTGACATCAGTGGCGGTAAGATCACGGAGCCGCTTGTCCCAGCCGATCTGGTCCATGGTCTGGCCCAGCCGCTTCATCACCAGCGCGATGGCGAGACGTTCTTCCTCAGTGGTTCCCTGCATGGTCAGTCCTTTGCGATGACGGGCCGCAAACCATGCCTGGCAGGGCATCGAGCAGAACCAGCGATGGTTGCGGGGGCGTGGTTTGGCGGGGTTGAAGAAGCCGAAGCCTTGCGCAGGGCGCAGGCAGACGGCGCAGGGTTGAAATCGCGGATGCCAACGGCGCGCGGGGTCCGCAGCCAGTTGGGGCGGAAATGCGATGTGCGCGACATGGTTCACGCCGCCCTCCCGATGTCCGGGTTGGCGCGGCCGACGAGTTGGCGGATTTCGCGCTTGTTGAATCCGAAGGTCATCAACGCCGAGGCGCGGTAGCGGGTAAGGCCGTAATCCTGCCGAAACGCGGGCGGCAGATATTGCAGCTGCTTTTCGGTGGCGGCCTGTTTGAGCCAGCCCTTCGACTTGAAAGCGCTCTCGTCCGTCTCGTATTCGTTCAGCCAGTCATCGGCCTGCGCGAGGCAAACCGTCCGCTCGCCCACACCCAACAACCGCGGCGCACGACCCTTCGAACCGCCCACGGCATGCCAGCGGCCATCGAGATAGAAGATCCCGCCCCAGGCATTGAAGCCGTTGGCCATCATGGCCGCGTCATCTCCGAACAGATCGACCCACGCGAAGCTTGATCGCTTCAGAAGGTCGATCTCCGACATGATGAAACCCGACAGCGGGGTGGCATCTGCGCCTTCGCCGGCCTCCGGGATCTCGCGCGGGAAAGCCTCCCCGCACAGCGGACATTCCATCACGGCGAGCGGGATTTCCGCTTCGCAAGCTGGGCAGGTCCTGGTCGGGGCGTCACCGGTCTCGGTCTTGCCGTCCAGATCGACATCCTGTTCCAGCGTGCCGTGGATCAGGCTCGATGTCCCGAAATCCAGAACGATGCAGTCGGTCTTGACGACGCCTGGGTGTTCCTCGGGGTCAACCGTGCGCAAGCCCCGCCCGACCATCTGGATCATGGTCGATTTGTAGGAACTGGGGCGCAGCAGTACGACGCAGGAGGTGGGCGGATGGTCCCAGCCCTCGGTCAGCACCGCGACATTGACGATGACGCGGATCTCGCCCGCAGCATAGGCGGCAAGGATCCGGCGGCGCGTGCCGGCATCGAGATCGCCATGGATGACGGCTGCCGAAATGCCCGCACCGTTGAAAGCAGCCGCGACGTTTTCGGCATGGGCAACGGTGGAACAGAAGACGACGGTGGGCCGCTCACTCGCCTTTTCCTGCCAATGCCGGACGACCTCATCAGTCACCGGCGCGCGGTTCATGATCTGCGCGACCTCGGTCATGTCATAGTCGGCGGCGGTCTTGCGCACCGCGCGCAGCTGTTCCTGCACGCCCACATCGATGATGAAGGTGCGCGGCGGCACGAGATGGCCCGAGGCGATCAACTCGCCCAGACGGACCTGATCGCCGACATTGTCGAAAATCTCGCGCAGCCCCTTGCGGTCCCCCCGGTTGGGCGTCGCCGTGACACCGAAGATCCGGCAGGCGGGGTTGGCACCCCGGACATGATCGATGATCCGGCGATAACTGTCGGCAACTGCGTGATGCGCTTCGTCGATGACCAGCAGGTCCAGCGCAGGCATCGCTGCCAGGTTGGCGGGCCGCGTCAGCGTGGGCACCATGGCAAAGGTCGCCCGACCGGCCCAGCTCTTGGTCTCGGCATCGAACACCGAGCTGGAGATATCAGGTGCGACCCGGCCGAACTTTGTCCGGTTCTGCGCGGTCAGCTCGTCGCGATGCGCGAGGATACAGGCCTTGGCGTCGCTCCCTTCGAGGGACTTCGCGACGACCGCCGACAGGGCGATCGTCTTGCCAAACCCCGTCGAGGCGATGCTGAGGGTGTTGCCGTGATCGCAGAGCGCAGCGAGGCTGCGCTCCACGAACAGGCTTTGACGGGGGCGAAGGCGCATGGATCAGACCCTCACTGCGCCCAGGACGGCCGACCGGGCACGCCAGCCGATGGCTGCGGTGCCGCGGCGGGTTGCTGGACAGCCGCTGCGGCGGGCTGCCCGGCAAAGGACGGCGTCAGCCCCATGTTCTGGGCGTAATCCCGGTGGTCCGGCGTCACCGCGCTGCGGATCTCGTTCTTGTCGTCGCCGCTGGCATCGGTGCCAACGTCGATCCGTGCGAGGAATTCGATCCCGTCGAGATCCTTGAGCCCGTTGATCCGGCGCGCCGACTGCGCCTGCTGCGACTGATCTTTGTCGGAAATTCCGCGCGCCGAATTCAGCATGCCGCGCACGAGACTGCGGCCCATGTTCGCCCAGTCCGGCCCTTTTGGGCTGTAGAGCCCGATCAGCGTGAAGATCTTGCGCCGGGCAAACTGCCCTTCGGTGACCGTGAATTCGCCGTTCAGGTAGACCGCACCGGTCGAGCCGCGCGTAGCATAGCCGCCGGTCCGGCCCTGTGCGGCATCGTCGAAGCCACCGGGGGGGATGGTCAGGCGCACCTTGACCAAAGCCTCAGAATCGAGTTCCATAAGCAGAAAGCTGCAACGACCACAAGAAACACAAGCAGAAATAGACTCAGTGCGAGGTAAAAAAAGTGATTTTTAAACTCAGTTCTCTTTCCGCATTCATGTTGTCAGCCACTGTTGCATTATCTGAAGAATGCGCGATTGAAGATTTCAAGTTTCAAGAGAAGGCAAACAGCCTCTACATCAGCGGCGCTACGACTTGTAGAGAGGGTCGGCTGACAATTAGATTTTATGACGGTGACACAGATGAGTTTCTGGCTAGCGATTTTACTTTTATTAAGGGCTTTAGTTTTCAGACATATGTGGATGCGCGAGTTCCAAAAAAATTGAATATCAAATACACAGTAGACGTTCGATAAATAGTTTCCTTTCCGGTTTGACCGTGCAAATACACAATGCGTGAGCCAGCCGATCATCTCGCGGCCGTGCAGCCCGTAAGCCCCACGCACGTCCGGCTTGCCGGTCTTTTCCGACAGCGCCTCGGGCTGGCCCTTGCACCATTGAAAGCAGAGCCGCCCGGCCACGGTGATCGAGTCGACGAAGATCGTCTCAAAGCGGTCAACGGCGGCGGGATCGCCGAACTTCGTGCAGACGGCGGCATGATGTGCCGGGCTATAGGGTTGCTCGTCGCGCAGGCTGGGGTTCGCCCCACCGATGAACACCGCGAAATCCCGGCATTCGGCCCAAGTGCGCGGCCGGATGCTGTCGCCCGGCCAGCCCTCGATGGCGAGATCGCCCGCTTCCAGATCCATGAACAGCGTGCGTGCCGGATCCAGCGTCCAGAGGAGGCTGGTCTTGCCGATTCCACTTTTCCCGAAGATGCAGCCCTTGATGCCGCGCGGTTCGGCCAGCCGCTGGTCGGCGGTGATGATGGGCAGGTTCACTGCGCACCCCCTTGCGGAAGGATCTCGACCTTCAGCGTGCCGGTCCGAACCGTGCGGGCGGGTTCGAAGCCCTGACGGATGGCATCGGGCCAGGCGACGTAGTTGCGCTCTGGCACCTTGAAGCTGATCTCGACATATTCGGCAGGGTCGTCCCCGGCGGCGCGAATCCGCTCCACCATGGCGGCGAGGCGGTCCTGATCCCAATCCACCCGTTTCGGCAGATCGGCGACGATGGTGAAATCGCCCTCAATGAGGCGCACCGTGCCGGTATCCTTGCCGGAGGCGCTGCGCACTTCGGCAGCGCGGGTGGCAAACCGGACTTCCAGCGCGGTGTTGAAACGCGCGGTCACGGCCTTCATCTGCTTGCCAGCCGCGTCGATCTCGCGCTGCATCGCGGCCAGCAGGTCCACCGGCA